GAGCAGGCTGCTGCACAGGCGTCAAACACGGCGCTGTCTGCTGATCAGCGGGCGATACTGCTTGCGCGCGAGGCGCAGGCAAATGAGCTTGCGAATCGGGCTCGGTACAGGATGGCTACGCCGGAGGAGCTGGCTGCTTTAGGAGCGCCACCCGAGTCAATCGTGCAAGTTAACGAAGCCACTGGACAGTTTGATATTACGCGCCCGAGCCCTGCAACAAACATAAATGTTGGCGGCGGAAAGTTAAGCGACGTCTTGAGCACCAATGCAGCAAATCAGCTTGATGCATCCTACACGCAGGCCAGTGCTGCGCTGGGTACGCTGAACACGGTGAATAACGTCCGTCCTCTGCTGGAGCAAGAGTTGTTTAGTGGTCCACTGAGCCAGTCGGCGATGTTCGTATCACGGCTCGGACAATCGCTCGGCGTCGGTGGAGAAACCAGTCAGGAAATGCTGCAAAACACGGTTGTGGCAATGCAGGGTCTGGCAGAATTTGAGCTGCTTGCTGCACAAGCCATGCGCGGACAAGGGGCAATTACTGAGAACGAGCGCGCGTTGATACGCAGGGCTTCAGCTGGCGATCTTGCCACGATGACTCAGGGAGAAGTTAAAGAGCTGATGGGTGCGCTCGAAAAGACAGCCAATTATCGCATTGATTCTCATGAGAGAAGACTTGCACAGTACGCAGATGTGCTGAAAGACGATCCCGCCGCTAGTCAGCTGCTGGGACTGTATCAGCTTGGTAATGCGCCTATTATGCCGGTAATACCGCCCACGACGTCTGGATCTGTTCCAGCAGCCCCTGTTAGCAGCATTGTTCCTCCGGATAACGATGCGATTAACGCAGAGCGCGCCGTTCGCGGCATGCCACCCTTATAGTAAACGGAGTTTATTATGGCTGAAGAAACAGTACCAACAACACCAGCGACGGTCGATCTTACAAAACTGTCGGATGCGGATCTTGATGCATACGGTCGGGGAAACTATGCAGCTATGTCTGCGCGCGGAATTAGCATTGTCAGCGGACAGGAGCCGCAGGGTATTAAAGCATCAATCTACTCTGCAGCCGGGAGAACAGGCGAGGCCGCTGCCACTGTTGGTCGAGACATATACGACTGGACCCGTGGTGCCAAGGTCACCTATCCAGAAATCCCAATTCTTGGACAGGGTATCGGCGTTAGAACCCTGAACTTACCGCCTGCTGATCAGGCTCGTTTGATGGCGCTGGTGGGCACTACGCTTGACCCGGCTCGTCTTGAGCGGGGTATTGTCGAGATCATGCCGAACGCACAGACCAGTCGCGACACTTTCGGCAACGTGTTGGTCAGTGTTCCGGTCAAAGATGACCGAGGCGCTACTTTAGGCTTCAAGACATTTTACCCGAACCCTCGCGGGCTCGACATGCCGACAGCAACGCAGATATCTGGTGTGACTGCAGCAGCGCCGCTCATTGAGGCTGGTCTTGCAGGCGTCGGCATACCTACTGCCTTCGGATTGAGAACCGGGACAACTGCGCTGGTCGAGGCTGGTGGTGCAGAAATAGGATCTGCTCTGGCTGCCGGAGAAGATGTTCAGGCCGGCCCCATCATTGAGGGCGGCGCTTGGGGGTCTGGTATTTACGGTATTGGTCAGATATTCAAGCGCATTGGTGGGACAGTTGCAGACCTTTTTAACAACTCCCCCGCTCGCGTTATTGACCGTGATGCAAAGCTGACGCCAGAGGCGATACGTTACCTCAAAAGCGTTGGCATAGATCCGGAAGAGGTTCAGGTTAACGTCTTTGAGGATCTTGCGAGAAAGATACGGGAAGGGGCTATACCACCAGACGCACTTGCAAAAATGCAGGCTCAGGGCTTGCCTGTACCAGTACCGTTGACCACTGGTCAGCTCACTGGGGACATGGAGCAGCAGCTGTTCGAGGACATGGCGGCAAAGGGTGTTTACGGTGAAGCGGCAAAAGACATAATTCGCGCGCAGATGGATGCCCAAGAGGCGGCTGTGCGTGAAAATATAGACGCAATGCAGGGGATAATTGCCGGCGGCGGTCCTGCAATTGCGAGAACAGAAGGCGGTGCAGCTGTTCAGGCAGCCCTCGTTCAGGCGCGTCAGGCAGCAAAGGATAGAGCAGATGAGCTATATGCTGCAGCCCGAGAGGCAGGTTCTGTGTATGCTGACCCGACAGTTGCATCAACCTTTGGCACCGAAATCATCAACGGTCTTCGCCCGAATTTCAACCCTCGGTCAGCTCCGACAACATACGGCATTTTGGACGACCTCGACGAGCTTTTCCAAAACGGCGGATCTCTGGATGACATACAGGCTATCCGGACGCAGCTGACGAATCAGGCATCGAACCTTGGTAGCGAGGGCGCTGCTGCACGGCAGGCAGTACAGCAGCTGGACGAAAAGCTCTTTGCGATGGCAGAGCACAACCTGTTTTATGGCAACAATGACGCCGTTGGGCTTTGGGCTAATGCCATTAAAAACTATCGAGGGTTTAAAAATCTTTGGGAAAGTAAGGGTGGCATATTAAACGCACTGACAAAAGAGGGCATGATTGACGGCTCTAAAACGCTAATCGTTCCCCCGCAAGCAGCGGCAAAGTCAATTTTGGGATCTACGTTCTCAGGATTGATAAGCAGACCAGAAGCCATTCGCACCTTGAATACACTGAAAACCACCCTGCCTGCTGCTGAGTGGGATTTGCTGCGCCAAGAAGCGTTTATGATGATCGCTGACGGCATCGTATCGAGTGCATCAGGGCGAGTATCAAACACCTTTTCCCGCGAGTGGGCGGACGCACAGAGGCGCAATCCCGAGCTGATCAGAACCCTTTTCACTGGCGAAGAGCGGCGCATGATGAACTCGCTTGCATCAACTACTGCGCGAATGATGCGCACAGAGAAAAACCGATCCAACTCTGGAGCAGTGATGGGCACGATGCTTGGCAGCCTGTTCAGGACAATGGGAAATACAAATGCAGCCCGAGCTGCAGGAGAGTTCTTTTTACTTAACAGCGTAAAAAGATCCTATGGATACACGCGCGCGCTGAGTGCTGTCGATGGTTCGATTCCTACGAGCCCTACCACCGTAGACAGGTTAATCCTTGGTGGCGGCGTAGGCTTTGGGCTGACACCAGAGGCACCTGAAGAACAGGCTGCTCCCATGCCACCACAGGCACGAGTTCAGCCGCCGACGGTCCGAACCCGGGGAGTGCCAGCAATGAGTCAGCCGGCAGGACCTGCTGTCGCATCACAAGGCGCACCTGATCCAAGGGCAAGAGAGATGCTGCAGCAGCTTTATCCGATGGACGATACGCTGCGACTCGCCTAATTGCTCTCGAGAAACTTAAGGTGGTCGGAAAGCTTTTTGACCACCATGTAGGACACCGACTTATCGTCCCCGGCAGCCAGCTTCCTGACGGTTCCGTAGCTAAGGCCAGTGGCCTTGGCTACCTCCGGCAGCCTTCTCTGTTGTAACTTTTCTCGCACTTCCTCTAGCGTATACATCGCATCTCTCCTGTGCGTGTTTGACCGTGTTGAATTCTATACACGACAGCAACACCTGTCAAACTGACTGTTGTTAAATATATTTACGATTGCGTATAAATGTTGTTGTGTTCGTGTATGTGATCGATTATATTACTCACATCGGCGCACTTCAGCAGCCGCACAGGAGATAGAACATGAGCCACTACACCGTTGTTGCCGAATACCCCGCTTACAAAGTTCTTGCCGGTTCTGAGAAGCCGTTTTATGTCCCCGGTGATACGTTCATCATCGGCCTGACTCAGTACAAGCTGGGAGACGTACTGAGCTATGCCCTCAGCAACGGTGAGTGCCCATTTGATGCCAAGCAGCAAGCCAGCGACCGAGGCCATGAGGTCTACTACGCCTTCTCAACAGGAGCCTGCCTGAGCAGCTCACCGAAGAAGCAGGAAGTGATTTTTGGTCAGGAGTTCGGTGACGTGATCAAGTACGCCGGCAAGAAGTTCCAGCTGGTGAAGGCGCCCAACAACAACGTCAGGCTGGTAGAGCAAGCCTAATCAACCCGGCCAAGGACGGCCACACTCAGGAGCACGATCATGATCAAGCGCATCAACCAAGCCATCGCCAAGATTGACCCGCACTGTGAGCTGGTCAAGGGTGATGGCTACCACTACTTCCAGTACGACGATCAGGATGCTGGGATCTACGAGACTGAGTCAGTCATGGTGATGTACACCAGCCACCATTCCAAGGATCAGTGGCTGAGTGAGGCGGCTGACTTCATCAATGTATGCAAACGCAAATAAAAAGTGTTGCAATCGTATACATAGTGCCTTATTATTCTCACATCGGCTGCGGTTGTCGCGGCCTTCGGGGGGTAACATGAACACAGTCATCCACAAGAACTTCCAGTTTGGCACAGCTCCTTTTCGCTTCGTTGCTATCTGGTCAGCGCCTTCTAAGGCTCTGGCTGAAGCCAACCCAGAGGCGTACAACGCCCAGCTTCGCAACAAGCCAGAGTGCTGCCACTTCAGCTGCGACCATTGCGGCACAAGCATCAACAACCACTGCATCATCGTTGATGCGACCGGCAAGCGTTTCACTGTCGGCACTGACTGCGTTGAGAAAACCAACCACACTGAAGTGGTCAGCAAAGTAAAGCTGGCGCTCAAGCAGAAAGCCAAAGCCGCCCGTGATGCAAAGCGTCAGGCAGAGCAGGCTGCTCGTCAGGCTGCATACGATGCAGAGCTGCAAGCGCAGCGCGAGGCCAACGGTGGCCTGACTGACTCTGAGGTTGCCCACAAGAAAGCATACGCAGCACGTAAGGATCAGTTGGCGCGTACCAATGCCATCGTTGCCCCGGTAGTCAGTGTTCTGGATGCCGCTGGTGGAGACTTCTGCTTCAGCATCGCGCAGGGCTACCGCAGCGGCTTGTTACCACAAGGCCGCGCCAAGGACATCGTGATTGAGATCGTTGCCAAGCAGTCTGGTCGCAAGGGTTCAGCAGCTTATGATGCTGCTCTGGCTGGCGCTCAAGAGCTGGTGGAATCAATAGAGACGGCCATCAAACAGAACTACAGGGGATAACAAAATGATCTTGATCCAACACGCATTTGCAGCAAGCCAGTATTACATCACTACGCTGTCCAACGAGAAGATCATGGATCTGCGGGTCACTGACGCGCCGGCTGTATCTCGCAGCGATTTCGGCCACTGGATTGCAGAGCCTTCAGCAATCCGCGCCATTAAAGAGTTTGCAGATCAGAACAATCATTTGTTTATTGAGATGGTTGCAAAGTAACCTAGCGGCCACGGACGGCCATCAACCGAGGATGAAACGATGGCAAATTACACCAAAACTTTTTACGCCAATGCAGTCGAAGGCTGCGTTAACTGCCACCCTGACGACCTGCCTCAAGGAGGTAACTGGATTGTTAGTGATGACTCGGATTGGGTCATGAACGAGTTAGCGCATGTCTCAAGGGATAGCGAATACTTCAAGGTTACACAGCAGGTTTATGACGCTGTGAAAGAGACCTACAACATTTACAACTGAGGAGAGCAATAACATGCAAGCACTTCTGAACCATGTACACCACACGTTTGAACCAGCAATGGCTGACAAGGTTGCAGCGCAAATGCAGTCCAACGACGATGACTGGACATACGTTGTTAAGCACTGCCCCAATGGTATCGGCAAAAGCATAATCCAGATTTTTGACGAAGATGGCGAATTTGTTGGCTTGGTGTGATGTGCTAATGACGGCCACGGACGGCTACTACTGAGGAAAACAAAATGCAATATAACGTAAGAAGAGATGTCGTCGGCGAGTGCGACGTGGTCACCGAAAAAGTTGAGATCCATAAAAAATGGGTCAACGTCAGAGTTGAAAAAATTACTAGAACTTTTGAAAAGCACCTTGTATTGAGCTGCGGGCATGTTATTCCGAGAGCAAAATTTAAAAAGGTGTCGAACACTCGTTGCGAAGAGTGCAGTTGTGCTTTAGAAGACGCCTCGGTGGACCCGTGCGACATGAGCCACTGGCAAAACTGGCGAGTTGGGGATGTTCTTTTATGCACATGGGAAGGCTTTGGCTATCGCAAGGGATTACTTTACAAAATTCAAAGCACCTGCGATACACGCGGTCATATAGCCTTTGTCACCAAGAATGGATTTCTTGACTACCAGTCCCAATATGATTTCAGCTTCCACAGCCGGCCTGAGAGTGCCGTTGAGGCGCCCTACGCCGTTGTTAGAGTAGAGCGACCACAGCTTCCTCTGCCGTATACAGAATACGTTAACTTTGTGGCGAAAGAGTAGCTTCATCCTCCACCGGGTCATGCACCGTGATCTCTGCATCGGTTTCCACCCAGACCTTGGCACCACAGGACAGGGGCTTGTCGGGTGAGTAGACCACGGTGCTTGGACCATGAATCGTGACCCGATTGCACTTGGTGTTGCCGTGACTGCTCTTGATGGTCAGCACAGGCAGGTCGGCGCCCTTGGTATTGGCGCGGATGTTGTGCTGGTTAACGTGTATTCGGCGTTTCATTTTAGTCCCTCCCTCAAGTCACTCAATGCACCCATCTTGTCCCGCAGGCTGCGCAAGCCTCGTGACTCAAGCTGCCGAACCCGTGGGGCTGAAATAGCTAGTCGTTCTGCCACCTCTTGTAAGGTTTCCGGGCTATCACTGTCGAGCCCATAGCGATGTTTAAGAATGACACGATCTCGCAATCTGAGCTTAGCTACGGCCTCTGCTACACGCGATGTGGTCATTTCCTCCTCCTCCTCTTGCATCAGCAGATCCAAAGGATCTTGGCTGGCAATGCGCATGGACAGGGGGATTAAATCCTCTGCGTTAGCCTCGATGAGCACTTTATTGATGGGCAGGGTCTCTTGAAGATGCTGTTCCGGAAAGAGGTCTTCTGGCAGGCAGTCAAAGAACTCACACAGCTTAGTGACGCATGGCGCCAGCTTGCCGGAGGACCCGTAAGCAGGCGTCTGTAGGCTCAGCAGGCTGCCTAGAGTTGACTGGTTCACACCGCTTTGTCTGGATAACTCAGCAACAGTAGTTAGATCTCGCCGCTTCATCATCTGCAGGAGATAGTTGTTTTTTATTTTTATCTGCAATGCGTAGTCTTTCATGTCTACTCCAGAGGCTGTGCGCTGTCAATTTTCTGAACCTTTTGCGCAGGCACTACGTTAATTTCAGTAAAGTAACGATTCGTTTTTCCGCATACGCACTCGTCAGTTAACACTTCCTTTGTATCTATCAGCAAACTTTTGGGGCGCCTTTCGGGTAAGCCAAACCCCGGGATTCTCGAAATTTGCATTTTAGTGCCGCAGCTGCACGTGCAGTCATAAGTCAGTGTAGGCATTACTGTGCCACCGCTGTCGGATGTTACAGTTAGCCTGAGTGTTACATTCTCGATATTCATGTGTTCTCCAGTTCTCTGCTTTTCGCTTCAATAGCCTCAGTTATACATTTCGCATCGGCCTCGCCCATGAGAGTAAACAGTTCGCTGTCCTCATGCTCGTAAAGATGGACGATAACTGTGGGCTTCTTAATCCTTTTCTGCCATTCTTGAGCCGCAGTCAGTTCTTTGAATGACTGCAAAAAGGTAAGTGTTTCAATCATCAGCGTTCTCCGAACTTGCGTTTACGGGATTCCTCAATCCAGCTGCGCATGGGCTGTTCGCTGAACTTTGAGTAGCCGGTGGGTATTTCTTGTATCTGCTTGCCACTGGCAAGGTACTTCTTGATGTCGTCTGCCAGCTTCTTTCGTTGGTCAGCCAGCTCGGGTGGAGTCTCCTCCACCAGCCTGTAATACTTCTGTGACTTCATTTTAACCGCCTTAACGCCGGAGAATTTGCCCTGTTTTTTTGCCGCAATAAACCTTGCACATCACTACGCCACTGCGTTCTTAACAGTACTCTTGATATCCCGCAGTGCCGTCTAATCTCCACACTGAACTTATAAGGGTTCCACTTCATTCTTATTAACATCACTCACCTTCCTGAATTGCTTGGTTAATACGCGTACCTATCCAAGCCATCACAGGGACGGCCATTGAGTTTCCCAGAGACTTGTAGCGTGGACCATCTGCTGCGGGCTTGCCTCGATGCGGCACCAGTGTGTAGCCATCTGGGAACCCTTGCAGGCGTTCGCACTCTGTTGGGGTCAGGCGGCGTACTTGCATGTCTGGCTGTATAACACCCTCGTGCCTGCCGCCGTCACCGCTTCTTTGCAGTGTGCCTTGCATATCCGTGTGTGCGGTAAGTTCTTCGCTCCAGCCGATAGCTGCTGCCAAATGCGCCGAATAATTACTTCCGCAGCGCATAGTCGGAGTCCCGTTTAACACCGCGTCACCTCCATGATCGCAGCGCGTAAAACCGATAGCTGCTGCCATTGCGTTATCACCGGGATCGCTTCTTATGACACCAGTGTGCTCGTGATAAAAATGAGTTCCTTCTCTTTTTAAGAATCCCGGCTCAAAAGCAATCGACTGCAAGACCGCTGTAGTAGTGCTGTTTTCCACGCCACTAGGGGTTCTGCGAAAAGCGTTCATACTGTTGATTGGAATAGGCTGCGCAATATAATTCGTCTGCTTCATACCCGCACTCGCAGCCAGCGCACCTGCCAGATTGCCTTCGCCTCCGATCAGACGCACTTCATCGCGGGTATTTTGTTGGAAACAGACAGCAGAAGCCACTGCATGCCTGTCAGTGCTTGTTAAGTTTGGAGACAGATCATCCATCGGCTGCACAGCATTCCCGCCGTTTTCAGGCTTTCTGCCTACCCAATTGCCGGGTATACCGTAAGTCGGTATCGCCCAGTTGCTCTCTATTCCTTCTGTCCCTCTGCAACCCTTTTCAATGCCTGCTGTAATAGGTCCGGCAACGTCTTTCCTCTGCGTTCGGCTCGGCGCAATATCCCGGCGCAAGCCGTCGAACTCAAAAAGAACCGCTGCGGGATTAAAGTCGTCTCTAGCACTTGCGATAACAAACAGACGGCGGCGTCGTTGTGCCACTCCGAAATATTGGGCATCGAGAACTCGCCACGCGACTGTTCGCGTGGGTCCAAACACACAACCAGCGTTTGACCATTTTTCCCCTGCTGGGAGCAGCGGCTCACTTTCCCCTGCAAGCCCTGCCAGAAAGCAGCCGAGGGCGTTGTCCTTGGTGGACAGGACGCCGGGTACGTTTTCCCAGACAACGATGCATTCAGGTTCTCCTCGACTTCTGCGAACAGTGTCAATTGCATTAGCAAGCTCCAAAAATTTAATTGTTAATTGTCCCCGGTCATCATCAAGTGATTGACGCAGCCCAGCGACTGAGAACGCTTGGCACGGCGTACCGCCAACCAGCACATCCGGGGCTTCAATCTCCAGATTACTGACTCTATCAGCCAAGGCGGTCATGTCGCCGTAATTGGGTACGCTTGGGTAGTGATGCTGCAAGAGCGATGATGGAAACGGCTCAATCTCAGCGAGCCACGCAGCCTCCCACCCAAGCGGGTGCCACGCCACACTTGCTGCTTCGATGCCACTACAAACGCTACCGTATCTCATCACTCCCCACCTCCCTTGCCTGCTGATTTGTGCTTTGAAAGCTGCTCGTCGTATTTATGCGCGTCACACAGCCCATCATCAGTGCCACTTACATTGCATATCACACAGCGGTAAGTCTTCATTTCCGGTGCATGAGAATCACCTCCCTTGCCTGCTCTCAACAGGGCTGTTCTAACTTCTTCCCATGCAGGATGCTGCCTGTCTGATATTCTCAAGACCTCGGTCACTGCTGCTCTAGGCACAAGCACATACCCTTCAGGAACCACCGGCTGCGGGGTGGTGTATAGATAGCCCGTAAAGTTCGCGCCTATGCGGCTCATCACTACTTGTCCGTTCTCTACTTCGATTACCCATTCAGACGGCTCCCCGCTTTGCAGTGCTTTGCGTATCTTCGGCGCCCACCACAACGGATCACCTATCACTGTACCTGCTGGCATGTTGCGTTCCAGCCATTGCTCAAATGACTCACTCATTCTTGTTCTCCTTGCCTGCTATCAGCAGGGCTTTGAGCGCATTAGCCATGCCCTTGCAAAACTTCTCCGAATGGACATCAGAGTAGAGATCATCTCTCCCTGCCCACTCCACAGCGCAGTACCGAAACCCCGCTATGAAAGCTGCGCGTAATGTATCCTCAGGAACCACCGGCTGCGGGGCTTTGTAATACGTACCGCTCATGTCGCCCGGCTTATTACATCCGTAGGCTGGTGCATTATTGCCGTGACAGGTAAAAACCACCGGCTCCCCGCTTTGCAGTGCTGCTATTCGCTGCACTTTAGCGTCAATCTCAGCTTGAGCCTGCATGACTTGGAACTTATCCCTCAGTTCATCCCGCTGCGCCTTGATGCAAGCGGGTCTGTCGCAGTAGTAACTGCACGAATGAATATCACTCATTCCCCACCCCTCCTGCACCCAATCCGGTGCAGTATCCAAGTTAAATAGTGTGCGTTGTGTTTCATGACACCCGCTTCCAGAACCTAAACGTCTCGGTCAGATGGTGTCGCACTAGGAGTGCAACTACTTCTTCTACCTCTGCAAGTTCGGCGTCTACCAAGTCATGCACCTTCTCCCACAGAAGTTCCTGTAGTTCGTGCGCTTGGTCTAACTGAGCTTCCGTAAACGGCTCGTCATAGGTTTCCGCCGCCTGTAGTATGTCGTCATAAATACTCATCTTCCGTGATTCTCCGGCTTCGGCTCTTCACCGTAGCTTGCTTCCATCGCGTGGCGTACCTGCGCCACTTCCCGCTGCTGCGTGATCCAAACAACTGCGATGATGCACAGCACCAGCACGAGGATCGAACCCATAACCTTGTCGTCATTTCTCATGTTGTTGCTCCATATCAATCAGCAGGTCAATGTAGTGTCGTGCCTTTTTCAAGTCTTCCAGACCTCCCTTTTCACGCCAGCGGCACAGGTACTTGATCGCGCAGCCCTCGATATAGGGAATCTTGTTCTTGTGGATGAACTCCACAGGTTGGATGGCGTAGCTTTTATAGTGCCCACCACCGATCTGCACATCGAGGGCGCTACTGGTTTGAGTGTTAGTTGGTAGCTCTACGAGCATGGCTTGGCGGGGAATGGTCAGTGCTACTCGTTCCCAAGGCCCACCATCCCTACTACAGAGCCAAAATATATCCTTGTCAAACTTATACCAGTAATTCTTAACGGGGTTCCCGTCCCCCGCGCACCAGTGCGTCGCACCCTCGGGCTCGGGCATGTTGCTGCAATCAATCGTTGTCGTCATCATCGTCTTCATCCCCTACGTAGTCCGGATCTTGTGGGTGCCAGTGTTCGATCCGCTGGCGGGTTATGCGCCGCATCAAGCTGCGCTCCAGTTTCAAATCTGCTTCGTCGTAGTCGTAGTCATCCACGTCGCGCTCTCCTCGTCACTGCCGCCTGTGCCAGCGCAGCATCAAATTGTTGTGGGTTGTTCCGGTGCCACAGGTTTATTAAGCTGACTGACACACCTGCAAGGCGGGCAAACTCCTTACAGCTTCGCAGCCCCACGCGCTTGCAGTGTACTGCTGCGCTTAGGCGCTCAGTGCAGGTCATGGTCGCTATCCTCATCGATAAAGGGTGCGCCCTCAACCATGAGCCGTGCGATGTCTTCTATCGGCACTCGGTACAGCGCACAGACAGCGGCCAGAGCCGAGGACAGCGCACCGATAATAATGATGCCGTTGTAGCCGAACTCCTTCTTGTTCGTTTCGGACCACGCGTCGAGCGTGGTACCGATGATATGCAGCAGCTTGCGCTGATCTGATTGATGCTCATCCATTGATCGGTGTTTCTTGCTCATTGCGCCTCTCCATTGCACAGTGGAAGTAGCTCGGGGCAGTACTTAGCGCACTCAAGCGCATAGCCTTGTAGGTTAACACCCTCACATTCGTGCGCCAGTACCTCAAGTACGCGCCGAGCAAACGCTACGCGCTGTGCTGCGTAAAGAGCCTCTTCCAGCCCTTGGCGTTGCTGCTGGGTTATGAACGTACTTGAGCGCGATTCGTCAAACGCTATTTCAAGAACGCTGTCCCACTTGGTAGAAGTCTGCCCCAACAGCGGGTGCAAAGACCGCAAGACCGG